AAATATTTAAATAGTAAGTACCTGATGGGTTTCCATTATTAGTTACTAAAGGTGATGAACCTTGAGAATAAGTTAAATTCTTTGGTATTGCATAAAAATCAGAAAGTTTAATTAGTCCACTAGTAGGTACTGCTCCTGCATCACCAACCTTTGCACCAAGATTATAACTTCCTCGATAATAGTCATTTAAACTAATTGTATCTTTTCCTCCTATCTCATTCTGAAGGTCTGCAAAACTTATAGTTCCTGAATATGGAGTTGCCATTTATGTTTCCTTTTTATCATTATTTTTTTTCTTTTGCATCTTTATTTCATTCATAGCACTATCTAATGCTAGTGTTTGTATTCTATCTTCTATATCACATACTAACCCAGACTCAGCCATAGAGAAATTCATATCCCAAAATAGTTTATCTAGTTTTTCTATATCATCAAAGTGCTTTCTAAATAACTGTTTATTAGATAGACTCATTAAATAGCTCCAAAGGCAGTTACATTACCTGCAGTAGTTATATCTCCATTAATACTTACTTTCATTAATTTAGTAGTATTATATAAGAAAACTAAGTCTGTACCACTTTGAACTGCAGACCAGTTAGCACCTAACTTAAGTGTCTCTGTAGATGATACATATGAAGTTATCTCTTCACTTACTGCTATATCTGTAGCTGATAACGAAGTTAATCCTTCAATAGTTCCTCCTGTAATAGCTACTGCATCAGCATCCTCACTAGACATAGTTCCTAACGCTCCAGTGACTCTCGTTACAAAAGCCGTTGTTGCTAATTGTGTCGTAGCAGACCCAGCAGAAGCCGTTGGTGCAGTTGGTATACCTGTTAAGATTGGAGAAATAAGATTAGCTTTACTGGCTACAGCAATAACTAAGTTATTAAACTCTGTATCAAATTCAGACCCTCTAATAATCTTCTCTGTCGAGGCATCAGGTAATGAATCCTTTCTTAAAAAGTTCGTTGTTTTTACATAATTAGTCATTAGCTTCTCTTCCCTATTTTTAAAAATATATCAATCTTTAGAATACTCATAAGTTCCTCTCTTATAGTAGCATTAATACCAAAGTAAAATGATTCTCCAGCTCCACCTAACGGAATTCTAATCCTATGAATACCTATACCTACAGAAGAGTACTTACTTACATTATATAATGCATCTACTTCATTATACCTTGTGAATATTCCTGAACCTAAATCTCTATCTACTGCTATCTTTCTAGGATTACGATTATAATCATAACCATAACTCATTACAAAGTCCTGTTGTCTTGCACCTTCAATAGTTAATACTGCATTCTTAGCAATCTTATCCATAATCTGTCCTGCACCACCTAAATCAGAAGGAGTAGACCTATAATCAATGTCATAGCTAGCTCCTCTATCAGTAGTTCCTTCATACTTAGCTACACCACCTTTAACTCCCATGATTAAATTGTAACCATCTATGTCATCAAAGAAGCAACTAAACAAATCTCCATTAGTTAAAGACCATGTACTACATCTAGCACTACCATTCTCTAATGGCATTCTTAAGTCTATGTATATCATCTTTCTATTTAAAGGTAATGTTACTATATAAAATGCACCATCTTCACAATAACCAGCTCTTATGTTTTCTGGAGCAGTCTCATATAATAAACCTGTAGTTACTTCATCTTTAATATTAAGAGTTAATTCTCTCATTGGCATAGACTTCTCTTGTATCGTTCTAGTCAAACTTCTGACACCTGAGTTAGACATAAAGATTAAATCCGTACCAGTGGCTTTTATGGAGTCCCTAGAGATACATCCTACTCCAGTAATAACATCTTCTAAAACCATTGAATCAGGGTTTTCTGCACCTCTATATACTACTATGTTATTTTGACAGAATATAATTAAAAAGTTATTATGTTGAGCTAATCCTACTATAGTATCATTATTACCTACAACAGAACTAATATCTAAAATCCCGGCATTCTCTGTACTAAAGTTAGTTGGTTCTAGTAAGTCACTATAAAAGATAGTGAATGGATTCTCTGTTATATTAGCTGTCCATATTCTACCATAAGCAGATAGACAACAGTCTGGGTCAAAGTTACTTACACCTAAAGGACCAGTACCTACATCATCAAGCCTTTGCCATTTACCTACACCTAATGCATCTACGTCAAAGACTAATGCTAGATTACTCTTTTGAGTAGCTATTGTATATATATTAGCATTAGAACCAGAACCTTCTGGTAATGTTTGCATTTGCCATCTGTTTCCAGTTATACCAGCACCTTCAGGTGTAATATCTTCTATATTATTAAAAGACCCTCGTAAAGCAACAGTCTCCTTTCCTAAAAACATTTTATTATTACCATTAGCTAAATAGAATCTTCGTCCATCTGCTTCATCATGTCTCCATATAGACTCAATGTAATTTTCTTCACCTAATTCTTCATTAAAAGCATTAAGTAACTTATGTCCATCTCTACTAGTTAATCTACCACCTTTATTAATAACAACATTATCAGCTCTAGTAGCAAAACCACTTGACATACTAACTTGAGAGTCCTGAGTATTTAAACCCATAAATCCTGGAGCTAATAAACTAACTGATTCTAAGTTGCCTGTTTGCATTAAACACATCTCCAAACAGTTTCCATAGGTTTCCTACTAGATTCCATAGATATAAAGTCTGCTAACATATTCTGATACCTTTGTTGTTGGTTAGAACTACCTCCATCTTCACCACGTTCTTCAATAGCTCTTGCTACTGCATTCTCTACTACTAACATATCTGGAACAAACATTGGGTCAGCATCTAGTTTCAATGGTGGTTGAGGAGATGTCATATTAAATCTTAGTGTTTGTACTGTACTAGGCTTAGGATATAAATCTACTTCCATATTACCTGTAGAAGATACTCCGTTCCAGCAATAGCAAGAAGGTGAACCTGTAACAACATCTTCTGCTGCATAAGCTCTATCAAACCATTCTGTTGTTCTTGAATCCATCCAGTTCTTATTTGTATAATTATATACATCTAGTGTTCTAATGTTACTAGTTGTATTTAATAGCTCATAATGGAATGTACCTACTTTTGTAATTAAAGTAACAGTCCTTCTTAGAGCTTCCCAATTATATGCATTTTCTACTTCTGCCTTAGCTACATTAACAAGATTACTTATAAGAGTAGAGTACTCATTCTCATACACAGTAGAGACTCGTTCTTCTCTAAGTCGTACTAATACACTATTTACTAATTCTAGAAATGTCATCTTTACATGTCCCTGTTAAATTAAAATTACCCATGTCTGATAATACTGCACACCACCATTTACCATTATAAAAGAAAGCTTCTTTTTTGCATTCATTGCAAATTGCTTTGCCTGGCTTTACCACTTTACTTTATCTGCCCAGTATGCTGCACTTGTCTTACCCTTTGCTATGTTCTTTCTATGTCTAGCTTTAAATGATTTACGTTTAGCTTTCATCTTAGCTGACTCACCAGCTTTAGGTTTACCTGCAGTACTAGCTCCTTGTTGTCCAAACCTTATAATTCTATTCTTACCATTCTCTTTAATTAAAACTGCATGAGACTTACCACCTTTATTAGACCTCTTAGGTTTATTAAGTCCAGCAAAAGTTTCTCCTGCATGTTCAATAGTCATTATTTACCTCTTTTACTTTTTGGTTTAATATGTGTACAACCTTTAGCTTTCATAGCCAAATGTTTTTTCTTAGTAAATACCATTTGTCCTTTACCAGTTTTTTTATCATACATCATATGAGGCTTAAACTTTTTATCTTCAGCCATTCTAATAACCCCTCATTGGTACTTTCTTTTTTTTCATGTTCTTGTCTTTGCTTTTCTTTTTATTTGCATTTTTTGCCATGTTTTTTCCTTTTTTTACAAGCTTCTTTAGATAAATTCTTTTTAGCTGATAGTGCTCTTAAGTTACTCTTTCTGTTATCCATTGCATTGTCATTCTTATGTGCTGCATGTCTCTTATCTCCTACCTTTAAACCTAGCTTTGCTCTAGCTGCATTTCGAGATGCTCTTTGTTTAACTCTCTTTTTCTTATTTCTCTTTTCCCAAGCGAGTTCTTTTGTGTAGTCTCTCTTTCCATCTGTCATATATGGCATGATGCTTTTCCTCTTTCGTTTGTGTGTTACAAACTTCTGTTTCTCTTACATTCTCTATATAATCTTTAATCTCAAAGTTGTATTGTTTGTCTTTTATTGTTGTTACTACACATTGTTTGTGTAAGTCAACATCATCCTTAGATAATCCTACTGGGTCAAAGGCATCACCTATGATGACACCTGACACCATTCCACCTAGAAATATCAGTGTTATTGGCTCCACTACTCAGCCAAATTCTTGACCTTGTATGCTGCTAAATTACATGGGTCATATTTCCATTGAGTCATTGTATTATGAAACTTAGGGTTCTCAGCTCTGCAGTCATTGTAAGATTTATAACCTTTTGCTATCTTCCAATCGTTCTCAAAACCGTATCCAAAAGCTCCTAATAATGTTACTATTGCTAATACATGCATCTTATTCTCCTATCCTTTATGTGGGGTGTTAGTTACCCAATGTTTAAATTTATACCAAACATGTTCTAAATACTCTTCCCAGATGTATAGTGCTACAAATGTTCCAAGTACCCATTGCCATGCAGGTGCTGCTATAGTCCATAGTGTTTCCATACTACTTCCCTCCTACGTTGATAATTATTTCAATGCCTTAAATTTAAGTTCTAAAGCATCTAATCTTTCTGTTA